GTTTGTGATTGGGCCGCACCTGCACCAGATCCAGACGACGTGCGGCTTCCAACGCCGTCAGCGATTTGGGCGGATGCAATGCTTGCCCCTGTTCCGGTAATAACGCCTGATGCGGCAACCCCATCATCGCCAAGCGGGGCAGCAGCGAGAGGGGAAAAGCCGAGCATCGGTTACTCCTTGGTTGGCCAGATCACAGCGTAGGGGAAGCCATTTTGCAGGGTTACGTCACGAAGTGATTGACGGTATGCTGCCCAATCAGCGGGCACAGGCTCACCACGCTCGTATGAACGTGACACAATCCAGTCACTATCTTGCAGCAGGTAGTCACGATGCGCCCTGATGTTGGCCTCAGCCTGCTCCAATGGAAGCTGCACTGTCTGCCAGACCTGAGCCCAGATGTTATCAACAAGCTCTACGGTCTGTGTGTGGCTATGCGTCCTGTTGTCGATCTCGGGGGCGGGGGTTTGCTTGACATTGTAGACATAAAACTCAGCCAGCACATCGGCAGGTATGTCTCTGGGGAAGCTGATCTGCGGGTTGTCACGGCGCAGTTGTCCGATTGTGTAGGTCTCGGGTGCGTCGTTTGTAAGTTTGATAAACATGCATTAAGCTCCGATAAGTTCTATTGCCCACGTGCCAGTGTATTCGCCGGAAGGTAGGGAGAGGGTCTTACCTGAATAAGACGTTGAGGTATTGTTTTCTATCGCTGCGTAGGAAAATATAGTATTGGTATTGTTTGCGACAGATTCTTTTAATGCAAATGGAGAGGTGACAGAACTAAAATCATCTGTTGTGGTTGTTCTGGGGTTAAAACTCCCCGCCAAAACAAGACTGCTGGTAGTGTCTAAACCTGAAAGATTAGGTATACCTAACGTAGCACTAAACGCAAATGGTTGTAAATAAGCTGACTGACCCACGGACATAGCATTTCGTACTATGATTAACAGCCCAAAATCGTCTGAGACAACTGTTTCTGTCCCAGAAGTAGTAGCCACCTTGTATTGCACCCTAAAAGTTCTAAACCAAACCGGACTCTGCACCAAGTTAGTGTAGCCTGATGTTAGTGGGGGAGGGGATACTTGGCTAAAACCCCCGTCGTTACCGTTTACGAAAATAATATAATCACCTGGCTCATGGGAAACAGACGTAAGAGATGCCCCCTGTGCCAGTGTGGTGGACTTGGCCCCGATAATATCTGGTGGCACTCCCGGAGTAATGCCACTTGCGACACTTATAAGCTTACGTGCGATATTACTCATGCCATAGCCTCACCAGCTACAAACCCATAATAGGTGGTCCCACCATCTTGAGTGTAAAACACAAAGACACTTGTAGCACCGCTAGCAGGAGCTGTAGGGGCTGTAGCAGAGGGCCAATCAACAGAGGCAGGCCATGTAAGGGTAACTGTCGCAGATGGCGTCACCTTGAGCGTAAAACCGTAGGCTGTGCCAGATGCAGGTGGATTGCTGAAGACGTAAGTAGGGCTTGATGCTGGGGCATGTGAGAATACCGTGCCAGTGGATAGGTCTAGCGTGGTCCCGGATATTGAGCCTACGCGCTCTTCCCGAAAATCTGCCTCAGTGGCTGTAACATAGACTACAGCATCACCAGACAGGTTCAACAAAGATCCCGTGCTGCTCTCCACAATCGTCCGCGTCAGCGTGGTGCCAGATGCCGTGTAGGTGCCTGTGCTGATCTCCCAAGCATCGCCGTCTTCGATCACGTTGCGGGTTACGTTCCCGTCAGCCACACCAGCGGCAGCGTAGGTCTGAAACCCGGCAACCGCTGACCCAAGGGTGATTGTCCCCGTGCCAGTGGTGGCCGTGGTCATCTTTGCGCGGTTGACTAGCTTGACCATTGGTTAAACCTTATGCTGGCTGAGTATGTGTATAGCTTGATATTGCAACTGTATCCCCGCTGCCGATTGAAACGCTAGACAATTCAATATCGCCACCGCCACCAGTTACAGTGACAGACACAGTAAACAAAGCCGCAGATGCAGATGTTTTGAAGACTGCCTTTGTAATCGTTCCACCTGTCGCGGAAGTGTCGGATGCAATTGCGTTTGCCGTTGCAGTTCCAACGGAAGCATCGCCAAAAGCTGGCGTTCCAAATGTCAAAGTGGCAACTTCAACATTGCCTGATGTTTGGAACTCAATCGTTCCACCGTCCAAGAGATCAACAACAGCATTACATGCCGCATTTCTCGCGACAGTTTCAAGAGTTACGGCCATTTACTTTCCCTTTTCATTTGCTTGCATTGTATCATCTAAACTTACGCAACAAAATCCCAAGCCCAGACCCAACGCGCGCCGACTGGTTGTCAACTATCGCCATCACGCCGATATCAGTCATTGGGGGCAAGTATATTGGCGCATCATATCCGACATCGAGAAAGCTGGATATGTTGAAAAACTCAGTCACAACTTCCATTGGCGAATATGGAGCGGATGTATCCAAGATGTTTTCACGCTTGAAAACGATCCCATCAACCGTCTTTCCGGCATCCGCATTGATCCTGACGCCGATCAAAAAACCCTCATAGTCCGCTGGGATGGTATATGCTCCAATGCGCGACACGCTCTCGGGAAAACCGTTCAGCGGTATTTCAGCCCACAGCGTCCCGTCAGTGCTTTCGATCATGATATCGGCATAATGCGAACCCGCTGATTGTGTAGCGTATGTCCCGCTTTTGGAAACCCGCGCCGATAGCAGGCGAAGAAACGATTGCGACGTTGCGAGGCTTGCACTTGCCCCAGCCGTTGCGATTGTTGCCGTGACTTCGAGCCCGTTTTCATCAAGACCATAAAGCTGCACCTCCCGCGCGCCCAATCCTGTTGCTGTGTCGTTTGCATTGCCGCCCGCGCGAATGCGTAGCTGTGCCTGCGACCCGACCTGTGGCGTCATGTAAACACCAGACGGCGCGACAGGCTCATAGGTTTGCGCAATGGCAGTGTTGCGGCCCTCAATCTTTACAGATCGCCAGCCACTTGCCCCGCCCGTTGCAATGTCAAACGGCGTTGGGTGGCTCATACCCGTCTCACACTATAGGCGCTCAGAAGCGATGCAGCAGCGCCTAAAGCATCGTCGGCTGTGCAATCATCGCCCGCATGTGAGTATAGGTATGCAGCTACCTGTTTGACGGCTCTGCGAAGGATTGCCGGAACGCTTGCAGATGTAGCGCCAAATCCCGCGACATAAGTGATCTCGATAGCGTTTGATCCGCGCAAAGCAATCGGCCATGTGGCCCCGCTTTGCAAAACCATCCGCCCAGGCTTGCTATACGTGTCGATGTCAAACGTATCAGCCACGACAATTGATGTCGCGTCGCTTGCCTCATCGTAGACGTTTACGGATGTGATGGATGACAGCGGATATCTTGGCAGCGTCACCGCTCGGATGCCGTTTGCAACGCCCATATCGCTGATCGCGCCATCTCGGACGCCATCCCACCACTGTTCCCGCCCAACAGGCCAATAATCCAACGCCATGCGGTGCGTTTGATTGATCATCGCCAAGCCCGTCGTTTCCTCGATAATCTCGCGGGCTTCCGCAATTAATGCGTCGGCTTGATCATATGGCAAGCCGTCAACGGTTTCGCGAAGATGCGCGCGCAATTCGTCTGCGGTAATTGGCTCAGAAGCTGGATCCGTAACAAGCGCATGGCCGCGATATTGGGTAAACGTAACGCGCGGGCGAAGGCTCATTTGCGACGGCCTCTTTTGGTTTCAAGCAATGGATCAATCTTGACCTCAGATACAGGCGTAAACCCTACGCCATCATCCAAAGCCATGGACGCCACCTTGCCTTCAAGGACTTCGCCAGCTTTGAAATGGTGCGTCGTGTGGCCGTCAGGCGCGCAAGACCAATCCTGATGTAATACAACTGGCATGTTGCCCCCTGTGCTTACGAAATGGGCCAGTTTCCCGGCCCATCGCTAAGATCAGGTTGTCGCCACAGTTGCGCCAACGCGCGCCACAGGGGCGCGGTGGGGCTTGCCAAGATTGCCCTTGACGTGAACAACGGCATTGGTCCCGGTCGTGCCAGTGATGACAGCCCGGACGTAACGCTTATTGCTAAGGTATCCAATGGAACCCGCGATGATGTTGTCGTTTGTATCCAGCAAGACCGAAGCCGTGCCCGAAAACTCACCCGAAGGAACAGCGACAAAATCAGTTCCGACCAGCGTGTCGGAATGCTGCAAAACCATGGTGAAACCATCAGCCGTGCCCGCATCGGTCACAGCGCCCGTTTCCAGATCGAAAACGGCAGTGCTGAACCCGCGAACGTCAAAGGCCGCAGATGCGTTTGCAGTGGTGCCGGACAGCGTTTGATCCGCGCCTCGGATTACTTGAGTGTTTGAAAGACCATCGCGCATGGCATACTCCTTGTGCGCTAAAGATAAACCGGGGGCAGGATCACCCCCGGCCTAGTGTTGATGTTAGCTGTTGAAACGGATCGCCTTGATCGCTTCGAAGTTAATTACATCCCCGCCTACTCGCTTCGTGGTATAGAAACCAACATATGGCTTGGCGGTGTAGGGATCGCGCAGAACGCGGATGCCAACCCGATCAACGATCTGGTAAGCGGACCGCATGTCACCCACAGCAATCGACAGCGAGGATGCAGCCGGGTCAGGCATATCCTCGAACGATGCAGTTGGATAGCCTAGCAGAGATGCAGGCTGGCCAGCAGCAATGCCGGGGGACCACAGATAAGCGCCGTCGGTGTCCTTGAGCTTGCGAACAAGCTTCGTGGTGGCGCGGTTCATAAACCATGTGGCGTTGGCGCGATATTGAGCCTTTAGGCCATACAGCGCATCAATCAGCACGTCGCCGCCGTTCGGTGCAGATGCAAAGCCGCCCGATACGCCCGTTGGGAACTGCTCAATGGTGCCGGGAAGCGTGGTGCCAGTTGCGTAGGTCAGGAACCCGCGCGGCTTGGAAACCCCGTCGCCAGTGACAAAAGCCGTGGCCTCATCACGTGCAAACTTTTCCGCCACCTTCATGGAAAGCCATTGTTCCATGTTGATTGCGGCATCGTCCAGAATTTTCTGCGTAGCCTTTGGGAACGCATAGAGTTCATGAACAGGGATGCGCCATGTTTTCAGTTGCGGTGTGCTGGTGTCTGCACGGGTTTGCGTCTCAGAAACCCAGCCCGACGAAGCCTCATCGAGATCAAACAGGCCTTCCAAAGCGTCAGTGCTGATCGTCTGCACGGAAGCATATGCGCGCATTGGCGAGGTCTCGAAAACCTTCGTCACAACGCGACCGGACATATCTGGGTAAACGACATAGCCGCCATCTGGATCGGAACCGACCGAAAGAGCCTTAAGCTCCTCAGCGCCCATGACCTGATCGCCCTTGCGCAGGTATGACATGAACTGGCCCTTGTAGCCGTCCAGTTCTTTCGCCCCGAAGTTGGCCGCACGGCTTCCGGACTTGCGGGCGATCATATCAGCCCATGCCAGCGCCTTCTGATCAATGTCAACCTCGTTGCCCTTTTCATCGGTCACAACGCGGGATTGACGCTTCGTCGCCAAAACAGCCTCATCGGCTTTCTTTTGGGCAACTTCCAGATCAGCTTCGATCTTGGCCAGCTTGGCTTCTGTAGCCGGATCGGCTGCGCCCTTGGCTTCGATTTCCTTCAGTCGCGCATCGTTGGCCGACTTGAACTCTTGGAACGCGGTGTTGATCGTATCAACCGCCTTTTTCACTTCATCAGACATGGAATGCCTCTTTCAGATTGTTCAGTGATTGCAACAGGGCTTTAGCCCCCTCATCGCCATCATCCGATCCAGCATCCCGCAGTCCGGTTAGGCCCTTGAAGCCATGCAGCGTTAGCGCTGTGGCCTCTTTGCGGCTGTATCCTGCATCCCGCAGGAAAGCCTCAAACTCACGCTCGGTTGTCAGCGACTTAACGCCTGTCACCTTTGCGGCTTCGTTCATTGGGAACGTCACAAGGCTAATCTCGAATAGATCGACCTCAAGCAACTTCCGAATGCGCCCGCCGCCTTCTTGCACAGCCTCGACCGTGCGATATCCGATTGAAACGCCTTCAATGGCCCCGGCCCGCAGCATAACCATGGCCTCTTCTGCAAGCCGAATGCCTTTCAGCAACCTGCCCTTGAAGTATAGGCCGCGCTCATCCTCGCTCAGAACGTCCAGAACCCCGATGACC